CCCCCAACCAAAGGAGATCACAATGGCTGAGAAAAAAACAAACACCATTACGATCAATGACGTAGACTACACTGAAGACCAACTTACGGACCAACAGAAAGTGATGATTAATCATGTTGCTGACCTTGACCGTAAAATTAAGTCGACTCAGTTTAACCTTGACCAACTAAACGTAGGCAAAAGCGCGTTTATGAATTTAGTAACAGCTTCTCTGGAAATAAAAGAAGAAGTGACTGAATAATGGGAATGGACGCGCTTTGGAACATTGGGCTAACTGCTGGATTCGGCTTCATCGTATGGTGGGCAAAGAATCAACACGATGAACTAAAGCGCGTCCAAATCCTTGTTAATAGGACGCGTGAAGAGCTGGCAAAAGAATACAGCACGAAGGTCGAGAGTACCGCGTCCATAGACCGATTAATAACTCGGTTAGATACTCTTGATGCAAAAATGGACAGGATGTTAGAACGCTAAAGTAAGAAGGCTCCTGCCAATGTTAGACCCCGTTTCCGCTATAGCTCTTGCAACAAGCGCTTACAAAGGTATTAAGAAAGCTGTTGAGGTAGGCAAGGAGATTAGTAGCTTTACTGGCGCTATCTCTCAGTTTGCCAAGGCTTCAAGCGATATAGACTTTCTCGAGAAAAAGTCACAAAAACCATCCCTCTATCATAAGTTATTTTCTAACACTGAGGCCAATGCTTTAGACATCTGGTCTGCTAAAAAGAAATTGGAGCAACACAGAACTGAGCTAAAAAACCATATATCTTGGACGTATGGACCCTCGGCTTGGAAGGAAATCGTCAAAATAGAAGCCGAACAGAGAAAGCGACAAAGAGCCTTGGTCTACGAACGGCAAGAGTTTATAGACAACTTAATTAACGGCGTAATTATAGCTGTAATTACCCTCATTACCCTTGGAATATGTGGCGTCGTAATCTATTTTGTAGGGAAATCTCAAGGCAAGTGGTGATGGTACAAAGGGGTAAAAAATACATTGTGTATGACAAACACGAAAAGGTTGTTATAATAACTGTAGATAGGAACATTGCAGTCCAATACGCGAGAGGTAAATATGGTGGAATTTGATAAAGCCGACCTTGACAAGAACGGGTCTATTGACAGGCAAGAATGGAACGCCTTGCAACTGGAAGATAAACGCCGTGAAATGATCGATGAAGACTTAAAGCGTAACGCAGAGCGTCGATTTACGGGTTTTGCATTGGCGGGAATGTTACTTTATCCGCTGGTAATATTATCGGCTTCGTGGCTTGGTCTTGATAAAGCGGCTTCTCTTATTACCGATATAGCTTCTGTTTACGTTATCGCTGCATCTGGCGTAGTCGCTGCGTTTATGGGCTTTAATGCTTATTCTGCTAAGGCCGACAAGAAGAAAGCGTCCATAAGCTATGATGATAGGGAGCTAGAGAAATGAGTTTAATTGCTTCTTTAATTGGTCCTGTTTCAGGCATTTTAGATAAGGTAATCCCCGATTCTGACATGAAAGCAAAGTTGGCGCACGAAATAGCCACGATGAGCGATACCCATGCTCAGCAAGCACTATTGGCTCAGTTGGAGATAAACAAGGCTGAAGCGGCTTCTGGTAGCTTGTTTAAGGGTGGGTGGCGACCCTTTGTAGGGTGGATTTGCGGATTTGCGTTGCTGTACCATTTCATCCTCTGCCCATTAATTATATTTGTAGTGACACTTTCCGGTGCAGCAATACCACCATTGCCTGAGTTTGACATGGGTAGCCTTATGACAGTGCTGCTGGGTATGCTCGGAATTGGCGGCTTGAGGACATTTGAAAAGCAAAAAGGGTTAACAAAGTAATGTGGGTGCTGATCTGGATGCAGTTAATATCAGGGCAACCAGTAGAGTATTTTCAACTAGCGGTGTACGAGAGTAATGTTGAATGCGAAAAGAATAGAAAACACGCAGAGATTATGGTAACACACAATGGAATTGCCGTTGCCTGCTTAAACGTAAGGATAGAGAAATGACTTTTAAACTATCAACACGCAGCCTAGACAGGCTCATCGGCGTGGACGAACGGCTCGCCGCTGTAGTTAAATCTGCAATCCACACTACTAAAGTAGACTTCGGTGTGATCTGTGGCATGAGAACTTTGGAGGAGCAACAAGAACTCGTTGCTAAGGGCGCATCACAGACGATGAAGTCTAAACACCTTGCGGGGCTTGCAGTTGACCTAATGGCGTACTGCGGAAAAAGAAGTTCTTGGGAACTCAATTTGTATGACGATATAGCAGACGCAATGGCTGAAGCTGCAAGAGAGGTTGACGTTCCCATTAGGTGGGGCGCAAGCTGGACGGTGCCAAATATAGCTCAGTTTCAAGGCACTATGGAAGACGCCATGAATGAGTATATTGATACGCGAAGGACGCAAGGAAGACGCCCCTTTATTGACGGTCCACATTTTGAACTGATGGTGTAACATGCCCCTAAAAAAGCTCCTGTTAAAACCCGGCGTTAACCGCGAAAATACTAGGTATACTAGCGAGGGCGGGTGGTACGAGTGTGATAACGTCCGGTTTAGGCAGGGGACTCCTGAGAAAATTGGTGGTTGGACACGACTAAACACCGTAAAGTTTCTAGGTGTTGCACGTTCTTTGTGGAATTGGATCACGCTAGGGGGGCAGAACCTCATTGGTGTGGGTACTAACATAAAATTCTACATTGAGAACGGCGGCGCGTTTAACGACATAACCCCGTTACGTAGCACTACATCTGCAGGGGACGTCACGTTTAGTGCCTCTAGTACAACGCTAAGTGCTGCGGTAACTTCTACCTCTGCCGTTAATATACCCATTACAGATGCTACAGGGTTCCCCATATCAGGCTTGGTGCTGATCGACAGTGAAGTTATATCGTATGCGGGTGTTACTGATAACACCTTAACAGGGTGTATTCGCGGTGCATCTAGGCTTGTTAATGACGTGGCTACTAGCACTACAGCGGCTACACATAGCAATAGCGCAGGTGTAACTTGTTTTACTATTCTGGTTACCGATGCGGGTCACGGGGCTGGGAATGGCGACTTTGTAACATATACAGACGCAGCCGCACTTGGAGGGAACTTCTCCCCTGCTGTGTTAAACTTAGAATACGAAATAGTTTCCGTAGAAACAGACGCTACATACACGATACTTGCAAAGACTTTTAGCAACACCACCATCACGTTTAGCAACATAGCTTCTACGTCCTCAGACACTGGTACTGGCGGCAGTGCTACTGTGGGGGCTTACCAGCTTAACACAGGCACAGATACTTCTACAGAGTTGTCTGGTTGGGGTGCTGGCGCTTGGGGTGCATCTCTCTTTGGCACTGGTGAAACTAGCCAAGAAATACTACGTATATGGTCACAGCAGAATTTTGGGGAAGACCTGATCTTTGGGCATCGTGGCAGTCGTATATACTACTGGGACGCATCAACCTCTCTAGTAACTAGGGCGTTGGAGTTGACAGGGACTAACGTACCCTCAGTGCAAAACTCTATACTTGTGTCCGACATTAACCGTTTCGTGTTTTGTTTTGGCGCTAATCCGTTAGGTTCAAGCGTGCAAGACCCCATGTTAGTTCGGTGGTCAGACCAAGAAGACGCTACGAATTGGACACCTACAGCTACAACACAGGCAGGCAGTCTCAGGTTATCTCGCGGTACAGAGATTGTAGCCGCCTCTCAGGCGCGTCAGGAAGTTCTAGTGTGGACTGACTCGTCTCTGTACTCCCTGCAGTATGTGGGAGCCGAATCTGGAGTGTGGGGAGCCTCGTTGGTAGGTGAGCAGCTTTCTATAGCCTCTCAAAACGCTGTAGCTTACGCCAACGGTATTGCCTATTGGATGGGCAAAGATAAGTTCTACAAATACGATGGTCGTACGCAACCTTTGCCCTGCGATTTGCGCAAGCATGTGTTCACTGACTTTAACCCTGAACAGTTTGAGCAGGTGTTTGCAGGCTCTAACGAAGCGTTCAACGAGGTGTGGTGGTTCTATTGTTCTGCTGGCGAGGTTAGCGCAGACAGATACGTTGTGTACAACTACTTAGACGGCATATGGTACTACGGCTCTATGGGGCGCTCTGCTTGGCTGGACTCAGGACTTAGAGCCTTCCCGTTAGCAGCTACATTTAACAACGTGATTGTAGAACACGAGAACGGAATTGACGACAACGAGACAGCCAACGCCGCTGCTATATCTGCGTTTATTACCTCGGCTGAGTTTGATCTTGATGACGGGCACCAATTTGCGCTCGTGTCTAGGATGATACCAGATGTGTCATTTGAAGGTTCTACAGGCAACAGCCCGACTATAAACATGACGCTGTTCCCACTAAACTCTTCGGGGTCAGGGTATAACAGCCCAACGTCTGAGAGTGGAGTAAACACAGGAGCAGTTGTGCGTAGTGCTAGTTCTCCTGTTGACGTGTTTACCAGTCAGATACACACACGTGTAAGAGGGCGGCAAATGTCTATGAAAATTGCATCTACTACAACAGGGGTGCAGTGGCAGTTGGGTTCACCTAGACTTGACATGCGCCCTGATGGGAGACGGTAATGGCTAATAACAACCATGTTGTAGGGTTCCGCGCTCCTGCCCTGCCATACCCACCTAAAGAATACGAACCGTTTCAGTTTGAAGAAGCTAATAAAGTCCTGCGGTTGTACTTTAACCAGTTAGACAGTGCGCTGCGCAATAACTCCTTAGCAAAACAAGCTGAAGCCATAGGGTGGTTTATGAGCTAATGGCAAATGTATACGTAAACGCGAAGAAAGACCTTACATCCACGAGTGCTACAACATTGTACACTTGCGCCACACTAACAACAGCCATAGTAAAGTCTATAATTGTATCAGAAGACAGCGGCAACGCAGACACAATAACGGTTACAATAACAAATGGATCGTCTGTGTTTAGCTTGTTTAACGTCAAAGCTGTAGGGGCTAACGGCACTGTAGAGTTACTAACTGCTCCGTTGGTAATAACCGCTACAGAGATAATAAAAGTAACAGCCGCTACTGCTAACAGGTTACACGTAGTAGCGAGCATATTGGAGGTTACCTAGTGGCAACCGGACATCAATGGAAAAACCAAGTCTTAGGGGACGTTGTAGTTGATAGCACACAAGAACCGCTACCTGCTCCATCTGTTTTGTCTATGGCAGCGGCAGAACTTGATCTTAAAGGAATAACTGTAGAGGCGGCAATGCTGGGGTTGGCTCACGAGATGTCCTTACCAGATGTAGACTTAGTGCAGGTTGGTAATACTGTATTCATCGGGCATAAGGGGAAAGGCGAAGCAAAAAACAAAATGGTAGGCCGTGCGTTTAACGTAGACACAGCACGCAACTTTGTAAATAACTACGTTAAGTACCTTACAGTGTTGCAGGGGAAAGGGATTACACATTACTCTATTGACTTCGACGGGGGAGAACTTGTGCCCGTTGCTAAAGCAATAGGTAAGAAATTGCGGGACACCGGGATGCAGGCGCATATGATGCCGTTTAAAGACGGCTCTGGGTATCGAGTGTTTTTTAAATTCCCTTTAGACCCCGAAGCGAGGTAACACGGCGTGTCAATAAAATTCTTTTTTAACACCCTTGAAGATATAGGCGGGGCAGCGACAGACCTGCTCTTTGGCGCAAAAGACGCTGTTGTTGACCTTGTTGATTTTGCAGTAGACGAAATTGGTAAGCCAGTGCTTCAAGGTATTGGAGACGTCGTTGACTACGCTATGGATAATCCCATTGAGGCGGCAGCTAAACTAGCCTTGGCGATATTTGCTCCAGCTAGTGTTTCTGCATGGGCTATTCCGTTAGTTGATGGCGCGGCTACCATTGCCAAAGGTGGTAGCATTGAGGATGGCCTAAAAGCCGCTGCCATTTCTTACGCGGGAAGCCAAGTAGGCGCTAAGGTAGGAGCAAATGTTAGTGGGAGTTTAGCTGAAGCTGGATACGGTTCTATAACTTCTGCTGCTATATCTGGAGGAACAAAGTCTGCAACGGTTGCGTTGGTCTACGGACAAGACCCGTTACAGGCTTTTGCTACAGGAGGTATAAATGCAGGAGTTGGAGCGTTACTTGGCGATATAGATACCAAACTAACAAATGCAGTGGAGGGCCAGCTTGATGAGTTTGATAACCCTATAGTTTCTGGGTGGGAGGATTTACAAGACGGAGTTAAAGAAAGCATAACTGCATCTTTGGCAGCGGAGTTAGATGGCGGCAGTATTTCTGCGGATACTTTAGGTGGTATTGTAAGTAGATACACTGGCGTTGCAGAAACCATGACTAAGTTTTTATCAGAAAATGTAGGTATAGAAGCTGGCAGAGCAGCGGTTATAACCAGCGCCCTTACACAGGCAGCTACGACTGCGTTAGCAGGTAATCCTGAAATGTCAGGTGAGGCTTTCTTTGCTCGCATTGACCAGTATGGGATGGAGGAATTAAAGAAATTAGCTGATAAACCCGTTCAGAAATTTTTAGACAAAGTAGATGGGTCTTACCAAGCAACAGAAACCGCTGCCACTGCTTTAAACGATGCTATTACAAAAACAGCAGATGCCGCAGACGGATTTAACGGGCTGCGAGCAGAATTAAACGGGAAAATTCAAGAACAGACTCGGTTAGAAGGCGCGTTTACCGTCGCAAAAGCTGCCTATGATGCCAACCCAACACAAGAAACAGCCGATGCGCAGAACGATGCTGCTGGTGCGTACAATGTGTATGCAGATCAATTAAAAATAGACTACGAAACTACGTATAAACCACAGATGGATGCCTACACAGCAATCTATGAAGAGTTTAATCCACAGATAGAGGGGTTGCAGGGGGAGTACGACACCGCAAATAATTACATGCTGTCAGATATTGACAATTTAAACGCTGAAATGAAGCCTGTGTTCTCTGACACAGAAAGAGCAGTTGCCCTAGCTCTACGCCCCGGAATAGACGAAGACGCGTACCGTAAATCCACGGGTATAGGCGAAGATGTAGACGTATACAGACACTACCTAGAAAACCAAAAAAGCGTTAATAATATAATTGTAACAGAGCAAGCCGCAGAACTACAAAATTATATTGCCGAAGGAGACTTTAGTAGTGGGTTTAAACCGTCTAACGCTTTTGTAGATAGTAGGATCGATAAAACTTCCCCTGCAGGGCTAACAACGCCAGACATGGACGGCTTGCCTACGGTAGATTTAACTGTGCCTCGTACCTTAGAATACAGCGGTAGAGGCGGTGATTCACGAGAGTACGGGTTAACTCCAGAAGAAGTGGCGGAATATAAAAACTCCAACGGCGCGTGGGGACCAGCGTTCTTGCAGGATATGGGGCTATCTAAAGAAGAAGCGGAAGACTATAACCCCGTTGGTGGGCTTGATGTGTGGTATAACTTTTCGTCTGGTGGATTAGAAGCCGCAGCGTTTACCGCAGGTGGCGGGGGTACGTTGGCAGATGAGATTTCTGAAAACATTCAAAACGCTTTTAAGGGTATAGACCAATCTGAAGCAAACAGGATTGCATACAGTAACTGGGGAATAATACATGATCCTAATCTTACTCCTGCAGAAAAAAAAGCAAAGATAGAAGAGAATGTTGTTTTAGAGGTTGCTGCAAGAGAAAAAGCAATAATTGAACAAGGCGTTGGGGACGTAACATTTTTTACAGGGTATACTGACCCAATTAAAAACTTTCTTATGGATACAAGTAAGAGTGAAGGCGATAAAGTATCTCCTGAAATGCAGGTTC